CAATGCCATTCTCGGCGAGATTGCTCGGACCGTACACATGCCAAAAAACAAAGCTTTGGCCGACTCAAGCTCGTACAACTATTCCTCGGGACGACTGGACCACCAGACCTACTATGAAGCCAACGCCATCGAGCGTACTCAATGGGAAATCGAAGCCCTAGATCGAATCTTCGGTTGGTGGCTCGATGAAGCCTTCATGATGGACGGCTACCTGCCCGCGATAGAACCAATGGATGAGGTTCCAAAGGTTTGGCGATGGCCACCACAGCGCGACGTCAACCCTGCGGAAATCGCCGATGTGAACATCGAACTGATCCGGGCCGGTCTCAAAACTCGGCAACAATACTTGATCGAGCAAAACCTTGATCCCGAGGCTCACGCGCAGCAGCTCATCGAGGAAGGCTGGGTCAATCCTGACATCCCAGCGGCTCCTGCAGGCGCTGCACCTGGTGCTCCCGGAGCTTCTGGTGCGCCCGGAGCTGCGGCCCAAGGTACAGGCGCTGCCGAGCCAGATGCAAGCCAACCCGCACCGACAGGTGAATTTGCCAACATGTCCCGCTTGCAACTCACTCGCAACACCAGAGCCATCGATGACACGCTGAACAAGATCGAGCAAGGCGTCTGGACCACATCTCGCGCACGGGTGTTCCTCGAATCACTCGGCATGAAGGAACGCACGATCAACAATTTGTTGGCCGAGTACGAAGAGCAACCAGCGTGAGCTCGCTGACGCACGAGAGCAAGACTCGGCAAGGCTATCGCCTTCGAGTTTACACCGCTGCCGGACGTCGCTCCATTTGGCTTGGACGCATCACCGAGCCCGAAGCGATCGCCATCCAGCGACACGTCGACGAGATCATCGCCGCCCAGACCGCAGACCTACCGATCCCAAGGCAAACGGCCCTTTGGCTCGATCGGCTCGATCCGGAAATCAAATCGAAGCTCACTTGCATCACCGGATCCATCCGCACCGTCCGGACTGCCATCGACGAGTATCTCAACGCTAAGCGAGACATGCTTGCCACATCGACTGCCGAATCGGTTGGTCGCTCCCTGGCCTGGCTGTCGGATGCCTGCGGTGATCGGCGAATCGATGGAGTTTCGCCCGAGGAAATCGCCACCGTCTATGATGCGCTCGATCAAGGTGCTTCCACGCGGGGAAAGATCGCCAAGGACTGGAAGGCCTTCTTTCACTGGTGCGAAGACAATCGATGGATCGTTGCCAATCCTGCCAAGCGACTCAAGACCACGGTCTCGGTGCGAGAGAAGCAATTCGTTTCGGTGGAGACCATGGAGCATGTCCTCCAGGCCTGCGACGATCCCGAGCTGCGGCTGGTGATTGTCCTGTCTCGATTCGGTGGCCTTCGGATCAACAGCGAGATCCGCGACTTTTCCGAGGCTTCGATCGACCGCGTGTCCAAGCGTATCAAGATCACCGACACCAAGCGAGGAGTGGTCCGCGAGATCCCGCTCTTCCGCGAGATCGCTGCCCAATTGCCTGAACCAGGCGTCGAGCTGCTGCCAACTCTCTCTGGCCTGTCTCACTCTGGACTCACCAATCGATTTCAAGACGTAGTTCGCAAAGCTGGCATCGAGCCGTGGAGGGTTCCATGGCACTCGATGCGAGCCACCCGCGAGACGGAACTGATCACCGCCTTCGGACTGGCAACCGCTTCGAAGTGGGTCGGCAATTCCGAGAAAGTCGCGATGACCTCTTATGCGATCATTCCAGACTCCGACTGGGCTAAGGCTGATTTGTAACTCTCGATGAACGGTTTTTTGAGGGCGAGTGGTAGTCTCGTCCACATGAGCAAATCGACCCGGGCCCGCAACTTGGAACTCCGCACCAGTGGCAGCTCCATCGAGTTGCAAGCCGCAGATCCTAACACCCCCGACGCGCTGCCCAGTTTTAGTGGGATCGCCTATACCGGGGGTGTGATGCATCCCAAGCTTGCAATCCAGTGGAACGGCCCGGTGGTGATTGACCTAGCAGGCCTTGACGCACCGGTCGGACCAGTGCATCGAGACCACGACGAATCCAGGCCTGTCGGTCACTTGACCGCTGTGTCCAACGACGGAACCCAGCTCTCCGTCACCGGAGTGTTCTCGGTCCCATCGGTGGATCAGCAGGAGATTGTCTCGGGAGCAAGAAACGGATTTCCTTGGCGACCATCGGTCGGCGTGAAGATCCTCACCTATTCCACGATTCCTCAGGGTCAGACCCTCCAGTGCAATGGACGCACTTTCGAGGGGCCGGTCCTCGTCGTGAAACGATCGCAACTCAAAGAGGTCTCCCTGGTAACGATTCCAGGCGACCCAGAATCCTCAGTCTCTATTGCCGCCTCGGCCACAACAAACATGCCAACTTTTGAACAATACTGCACCTCTCTCGGATTCGATCCTGCGACTCTTTCGCCCGAGGCCAAAGCCGCCCTGCAAGTCTCCTATGCCGATAGCATCGAGCCTCCCATGGATGCGTCCGCCCCTGCTGACCCCGCACAGCAACCTCCCACTGCAACCGCTTCTCAACCCACGGAGCCACCTATGGCCAAGCCTGCGACCGCTGCTGCTTCTTCCGCCTCGTCTGACCTGACCGCTGCTGGCAGTCTGGATCTGACCGCCTACCGCTCGCAAATGGCTGCTGAAACCAAGCGAGTCGGCGAAGTCACATCGCTCTGTGCTAAGTTCGGCAACCCGACCGTGATGGTCGCTGGCAAGAATGTCGATCTGGCGGCTCACGCGATTGAGGCTGGCTTGACCGGCGATCAGACCGAGCTGCTGGCCCGCCGTCATCAAGACCTCGAAGCCACCCGGGACTCTCGACCACGAGGCCCTGCGATCCATTCCCGAGCCAGTCAGTCGTCGATCGACCTCGGAGCGATCCAAGGTGGTCTCATGCTGCGAGCCGGAATGAATCTTGACTCTCCAACATTTACGAATCGGCATGTGAAAGCCAAGCTACCGGGTTGGCTGCAAGCTGGCATCAACGATCCGATCCGCCAACGCACGATGGACGACGCGCATCGATACTCGGAAAGCTCCCTGGTTGACGCTTGCCGACTCGGTTTGCAGGCTCGCGGGGTCGATGTCCCCGTCGCACGAATGGACATGCTTCAAGCCGCTTTCTCCAGTGGTACTGTGGCTGTTCTCTTCGGTGCGACGATCGGCGCGAAGATGCTCGAATCGTACGCCGAAGTCGAGGACTTCTCTCAGGGTTGGTGTACCGAGGATGAGAATCCCGACCTCGAAGAGCACAACCGCAACCGAATGCAAGCCGCCCCCAGCCTCAAGCTGCACCCAGTCGGTGGATCTGCTGTCCACGGATCGCGCCGCACGCTGACCGAGAAGTCGCAAGTGTCTCGATTCAGCGAACAGCTCAAGATCGACGAAGCGGATCTGATGGGCGACAATTTCTCCAAGCTTAAAGATTCCCCCAGGGACTTTGGCCAAGCTGCTGGCCGACTGCGTCCGGACATGGTCGCCGCTGTCATCCTCAGCAACCCGACGCTGCTCCAAACTGGTCGCGCCGCCTTCAACTCCACCGAAGGCAACACCGCCACCGGCAAGGCTCTGGCACGAGCCACGCTGAGCGAGATGATCAGCTTGCACGCCAAACGCAAGGATGGCGACGCAACGCTCAATCTGCCTGTCTCGGATCTGTTGGTTCCGCCCGAGCTCCTGGACACCGCGATTCAGCTTTGCTACTCGGCCAACCTGTCGAATGACAGCGGGTCTGGTGAAATCAACCCGATCAAGAAGTACGGCATCACGCCACGTAGCGAGCCACGGTTCAGCAACGGCATGGTTCACCCTGTGACCGGTGCTGCTCTAGCCGGATCGGCAACGACCTACTACAGCGTCTCGAAGGCCGCTCGAACGATCGAAGTCGCTTACCTCCAAGGTGCTGGCCGAGTGCCTGTCGTCCGCACCGAGACTTTGGTCGGCGGTGAGTTTGGCATCGTGATCGATGTCCGCCACTACATCGGAGCGTACTTCCTCGATTGGCGAGGATTCACCCGCTACGCAGCCTAGTTGCTGACCTGACGATTCCATCACGCAGGGTCTCGGCCCTGCGTTAGTTTCATCCTTTTTTTTCTCGACCAAATTTCTCATGCCAAAAATCCGACTTCGACAAGCCGTCTCGTTTGATGGCCAGACATTCCCTGCGGGACATGTTTTTGACACCGACTCCAGTCCCATCAGTGCTGAGTGCCTCATCCAACGCGAATGGGGTGAGGAAGTGTCGGAAGATCCCGCAAAAGCCCCGGCAGATCCTCAACCCTCGCCCGCTGACGAGTCTGCCGAGCCTGACGAATCGGACGAGCCAGAGGCAGAGGCAATCAGCGCCGATGTGATCCGCCCCAAGCCGCCCAAGCATCCTCGCAAGAAGTAACGCGCCTACCATCACCCTTCAACCATAACCCCACAAGAGAACCATGGCAACTTACAAACAAGACGGCGACTTTCGCCAATTCACCGCTGGTGCGGACACTGTCAACGGAGCCATCGTCCAGACCGCTGACGGCCTGGCCGGGATTGTCGAAGGCCTAGCTGGCGTAAAAAACGGAAAAGTTGGCAACGCTCGCGTCTTTGGAATCGTCACCTGCGACAAGGCCTCTGGCACTGTCATCGCTGCGGGTGACCGTCTCCAGCTAGCCACCGCGACGCAGCTCGTCACGGTAAAGGCCTCTGGGGCTGCTGATGCCAGCAACATCCTCCTGGGCCGCGCTGTGCTGGCTGCGGGAAGCGGAACTCTGACCGTTGATGTCGACCTGAACCGAGCCGCAGTCTAACCAACCACCATGGCCATCAAAGAAGCCGATCTTAAAGAATGGTCCGATCTCGAAGCAAGGCGATCCGCCATGCAGCGAGAACTGACGACCATCAAGGATCGGCAAGGCCAGATCGAAGAACAACTTGAAGCCGAGCTGCGAAAGTCCGGCAAAACGAAGATCACGCGAAGCGGGTTTACTCTTGCTTTGCAACCTGGGAAAGCTTCCGTCAGTTGGGCCAAAGAGTACCTCAAAGCCATGGGCGACGAGGCAGTTCAAATGCTCAAAGACGCAGCCGCCCATACCTCAGTCAAAGTGTTTGTGCTCGTCCCACCCAAGCTACCCAAGGCCCCAAAGGAATAGCTCATGGGCATGCTTGACGCTGGGACTGCTCACATGGCCAGTTCGCTCACGCAGCATGCTGGCCAGACTATCACGTACACAAAACGCAAGATTCAAAAGACATTTAAGGCCACGCGGGGATCGACTCCCTTCGAAGCCTCAGACACCGAGGGGATCATCCATCGGACCGTTAGTCGCGACTACCTAGTCGCCGAGACCGACTGGCCCTTTGATGACGCTCCCGAAGACGGGGACCGAATCGCCGACTCTGGCAAGACCTACATCGTTCGCTCGATGACCGGCGAGCCAGTGTGGCGATTTTCAGACCCAAGTGAAAACCTCATGCGAATCCACACCAAGCAGCAATGACAGCACCAGTCCGACAACTGATCGCCGATTGTCGCGCCGCCCTCATTGCTGCTGCGATCGCTGACCCAGAGACCAACGCAGCTCTGGACGGCGATCAATACCAAATCGATTACCTGCCACGCTTCATGCCCGAAGACCTCGTAGCTCTTCGAATCGTGTTGGCACCACGGCAAGCAAACTCGACAAACCTATCGCGAACACGACGAGAACACGAGCTCGCGGTCCAGGTGGCTGTCATCCAGACCGCCACCAAAGACTCCGAACGATTCGAACAACTGTTGGACCTGACCGACGCAATCGACGCTGCACTAGCTGCCGCTGACATCGCCTCGGGCACTTGGTCGCGATCCGAAATCAGCCTGTACGACGTCCAGGCCCTCGAACAACACGGTGCGTTCCGCTCCGTCATCACCGCGTACTTCAAACACCGATCCTAACCAAAAGAGAGAATCATGCCAAACAAGGGACCACGCGCAGGGCTAGAATGCAAGCTGTACTACCAAACTTCCGTGTCAGCCACGTTCAGCACCTCCTCGCCCACGCTTGTGACCGAGGTCAAAGACCTCAATGTCACGTTCAACAAGACCGCGATTGACATCACCTCGCGAGCTAGCCAATACAAGGCCAAGATCTCCGGTTTGATCGAAGCTGCGATCAATTTCAGCTACCAGTACAACGGCGATCCAGATGACGCGGTATTCACTGCGATGCGTCAAGCGTTCATCAATCGAACAATTTGGCACTGGGCCGTATTGGACAACACCATCGCGACCCCTGGTCCGTCTGGTGCCCAAGGGCTCACAATGCCTGGCGAGATCATGGAATTCCCAATCGATCAGCCGCTCGAAGACGGGATGAAGATCGACATCGTCGTTGCACTGTCCCGGATAAAGGTGGGATCGCCAGGAGCCATCGTCGATCCAGCTTGGTTGATCGTCGCACCGTCGGCCTAGTTCATGTGAATCACTGATCGTTCCATTTGTTGCGGGGTCGGCCATGCCACTACCACGAGTCCGCAAAGGCGACGAAGTCGCGATTGAGTTCCTAGATCATGCCGAGGCATCTCAGGAACCAATGGACTTCACCGTTTATGGGCGAGTCGTCGTCAACCACAAAGACCACATCGTTGTCGCGTCATGGGTCTACTCGGATCCAAAAACGCGATTTCGAGGCGACGACATAAACGTCACGCAATTCACGATCATTCGGAGCACTATCCGAGCGATCCGGTTCATTCGATAATTTCAATCCCTCAATCCCAACGAAGGCAATTCGACCATGCCCAGTTTTAAGGATTGCGAATCCCGCTCTTGGGATTTGCGCATCGACGTTGACGTCATCCGTCGCGTCCGCACTGCCTTTTCGATTGATCTAGCCACTGCATTGGCCTCTCCCGATACCATCGAACGGCTTACTTCCGACATCGTCCTGACGATCGATGTGATCTATGAGATCTGCCGACCCGTCGCTGAGAAAATTGGAGTATCTCCAGAGATGTTTGGCCAGTCCCTCGCTGGCGACGCTCTCGGTCAGGCTATTACCGCATTTGAGGAAGCACTGGTGGAATTCCTCCCGGAGTCCAAACGCCGAGCCACCGCTCGGCGAATCATCGAGGCCGGACGAGCACTCCAGAATCAGACAGCATTGCGGATCACCAACGCGATGGACAAGGGACTGCTGGAGAAGGGGATTCAGGAACAACTGACGACTTTGGATCAACTGATCGAGAAAGCGATGGGCAAGCCCGTTTCGAGTACTGGCCAACCATCCTCCGACTAGCAGCCCGCATCGGGATCGAGCCAGGCCCATACACACTGCGAGAGCTGATGTGGATGTCCGACGAGATCAACAAAGACCGCTGGGATCACACCAGTGACCTGATGACCCTGCTAGCCAACATCCACAGCCCCAAGCGAGCTCGCCCATACAGACGCACTGATTTTCACCCGTACCGCACCAACAGTCCGCCGCCGAGCATTAGCCGCGCCGAGCTGCATCAATTGCGAGACGGTTTACCAGTCACTATGTGACGCTACCAAAAAATGACACCACAACGAGCTGATCAAATTCGATCGCTAATTGCCAACGACCCGATCGCAAAAAGCCTCTTTGACAATGG